ATCTTGCTCCTAGTGCCTTTTTTTCAGTGCCTTTTTTTCAGTGCTTTTTTTCAGCGATATTTTTATAAGCCTATCTCGGCTCCCAAAGGTTCGTCAGAACCTGACTTAACAAGGGTACCAGATGTTTCATCGCTTTATAAATTTTTAGTAACTTAAATTTTAATACGTATTTAAAAAAAAATTGAAATACTTTTTCTACTCATAACTAGAGACATAAATTAATATTTAACTCGCAACAAGCAATCAACTTAACAATGTCCGCTATCAAGAATATCAGTCTCTTTATTCCCCACGTGTACGGTAATTACACCAGTTCGATGGTATCTGATGTGTTCGATGAGATGAGTTTTGGTCGTGTAAAGAACGTCGATTTTATCCATAAGATGGGTAGCGATGGTAAGGCATACAACGCCGCGTACATCCACTTTTACGAGTGGTATGACAATACTGTCGCTCGCAATTTCCAGGAGCGTGTTTTAGACCCTAAAAGGGAAGCCAGAGTTATGTATGATGATCCTTGGTATTGGATTGTCCTCGAGAACAAAGGCAAGAAGCACGTGCCCGGCCAGCGCAAGCCTAGAATCGACCTAGACGCCTTCAATACTCCAGAGAGGCCTGTTGCGCCTTCGCTCAGCCAGCGTGAACCTGGAGCTCCTGTAAAGATCAAGTCATGGGCTCAAGCTGTTCAGCCTCCCGCTCCACTCAATCTCCAAAAGGAGTTCGATATCGAGGCCCAATATGCAAGTGAAGAAATCACTCAGGAAGAGATGGACTGGGCCTGGGAGCAAATGGAAATTCAACGGGAAAGAGAAAATGAATGTCTTATCTCAGTCGATGGGAGATATGTACAATCACTCGAACAGGAAAATGAGATGTTGCGCTCTCAGGTGGCTTACTTCCAGAATCTCTATTACACAGAAACAATTAAGACTCAAACACTCATGGACACCATCGCATCGACTGGATATAAAGCGTAAACTAAAAAAGGTAAATGTATAAAAAACATAAAAATTAGTTAGTAATGTATAATATATTTAAATTTTAAATCTGTAATGTAATTTAATTAAATCAAAAAATAAAAAGGCCTTCCAACAAGGAAGCAACCTTTTTTCCCGTAAAAAAAATTTTATAACTGAATTTTTTAGATTTTTAATTTAAATTTTTTACTGATTTCGAGTAAGATGTTCTTCTTTAAATTTTATCTCTCCATTCTTCACAATATATTGCATCGCCCTCATTGTACAACCAAATGATGCTCCAGAGTGGCCCTTATAACCTAGTTCTTCAATTTTATTATATATTATATTAATTCTTGGATCATTACTCCACATAAAACTGTCTATCGGGTTATTTACAAAACCCCATGTCTCAGTTATAGAAATTGCTTTCCAAGCGGTTACCAACATATTTCTATACCAATCCTCTTTAATATATTCAAATTGTCCGGGAATAAATTCTTCTTTCGCTGGAGTGTAGCGTTCCGGAACTAACGTTGGAATATCAGGTTCTGGATATTCTGGAATATCTTCTTGAACAATTGAGTCAGGATGAATTAATTGTAATTCATTAGTCGTTTCCTCGGCACTTGGAGGGGCAGGAGGAAATAAATTCTCGTTTTCATTAATAACTGATGTCATTTTCTTAAATACTGATTTTGATTTTAATTATAATTAGTATTTCAAAATCAATTTTTTTTAAAAATAAATATATATAAATGCCAAAAGGTAAAAAAGCTACTCAAAAAAAAAGTAAACTAATTATAGAATCATCAACAACTTCTTCTTCAGAGAAAAGCCCTGTGAAAGCTATTCGGAGAAAGAAGAGTAAAAAAGTTGGTAAAAAAACTGTTACAAAAAAAAGAAAATTATTAATAATTGAGTCATCATCTTCTACACCATTGTCGCCAAAATTAAAAGAAAAAATTGAAATTTTTAATCCAGAAAAAAATGAGGGAATAAGCAAAACAGATTTAAAGATATCACAAGATATTAAACAAATGTCACAATTACCAACTGGTCGTTTAAATGAAAAATTTATTGAGCTTATGGAAAAGCTAGCGGATATCATGTTGAAACAAGGCGAACAATTTAGAGCACGCGCTTATCAAAAAGCACAAGAAACTATCATGGCATATCCTGGTGACATTATGAGTCCAAATGATTTAAAAGGTAAGCCAGGAATTGGTTCAACAATTATGGAGAAGTTGAGTGAATATGTTGAAACAGGAACCTTGAAGGTTCTAGAAAGAGAGAAAAATAATCCTGTAAATATTTTGGCTGAGGTATATGGAATTGGTCCTAAAAAAGCAAAGGAATTGGTAGAGAATGGTATTACATCAATTGCGCAATTGAGAGAAAATCAACAAATGCTCAATGATATTCAGAAAGTAGGTCTTAGATATTACGAAGATGTCTTAAAAAGAATTCCTCGATCAGAAATAGAGGATTATAAAAAAATTTTTGAGAGCGATTTCAAGAAAGTTGCCACTTCTGACTCCAAATTTGAGATTGTTGGTTCTTATCGTCGTGGAGCCCAAAGTTCTGGTGATATTGATGTGATTATTACATCTGATTCACCAAGAGTATTTATAAATTTTATAGATGAACTAATTAAAAAGAAAATTATATTGGAGATTCTCTCAAGAGGTCCAACAAAATGTTTAGTTATGGCAAAGATTCCTTCATCAGATTCAGTTCGCCGTGTTGACTTCTTGTATACAGGTCTAGAAGAGTTTCCTTTTGCGATCTTGTACTTCACAGGAAGCAAGATTTTCAATACAGTTATGCGTCATATTGCTCTTGAAAATGGTTATACAATGAATGAGCATGGAATAAACAAGATGGAGGGAAAAAAGAAGGGCGATAAAGTAGACCATCATTTTAGTTCTGAAAAAGATATTTTCGATTTCTTGGGTCTAGAATACAAAGCGCCAACTGAGAGAACAGATGGTAGAGCGATTATCGTTAAGAGTGCTGCTTCTAAGCTACCTTTGGTCGAGGAATCAAGTTCTGAAGAATATGTATTGCCTTCTGCTAAAAAAGTCGTAAAAAAAGTAACGCCTGCTAAGACTTTAATAATTGAAGACGATAGTGAAGGTGAAGATGAAGGTGAAAATATTGTATTAGACAAAACAACTCATGATTTAATAGATTTGTTTAAAAAAAATGGTATAAGTCATTTAAAAACGTTGAATGAAAATCAATTGACTAAAATGTTAAATTACGCAAATGTTCATTACCGTAATTTACAGCCAATTATGACTGATAACCAATACGACATTCTTGAGGATTATATTTCTGATAAATATCCCAAGAATGAAATTATACATAAGATAGGAGCTCCTGTAGAGCGTAATAAGGTAACACTTCCTTATCAGATGGGTTCCATGGATAAGATTAAACCTGATACCGGTGCTCTCGCAAATTGGATGGCAAAGTATCGCGGACCTTACGTGTTATCGTGTAAATTAGATGGTGTCAGCGGTCTCTATACGACGGAAGGCCCGGCACCCAAATTGTACACAAGAGGCGACGGAAAAGTCGGCCAAGATGTGAGCCATTTAATTCCTCATTTGCGCCTACCAAAAACCAAAGGCATTGTAATCAGAGGTGAATTCATTATTCCTAAGGCTGTATTTGATTCAAAATATAAAACTAAATTTGCTAATCCTAGAAACATGGTTGCCGGAATTATTAATCACAAGACCATAAATGAAGCAATTACAGACTTACAATTTGTTGCTTATGAAGTAATTGTTCCTTCTAAAAAACCTTCAGAGCAAATGGAATTTCTCTCTACACTTGATGTAGAGGTTGTTTTATGGAAAAATGAAACCGCTTTAACAAATGAATTGTTATCTGAAACTCTTGTCGAATGGCGTAAAAATTATGTTTATGAAATTGATGGTGTTATTGTAACAAATGATGCCAAATATACTAGAAAAGCTGGAAATCCTGACCACTCATTTGCGTTTAAAATGGTTCTTTCTGACCAAATTGCTGAAGGCAAGGTAGTCGACGTTATTTGGTCTCCAAGTAAGGATGGATATTTAAAACCTCGCGTTCAAATTGAGCCCATAAATCTAGGTGGAGTTCGTATTGAATTCGCAACCGGTTTTAACGGCGCATTTATTAACGACAATAAGGTTGGAGTTGGTGCGGTTATTGAGCTTATTCGTAGTGGAGATGTTATTCCTCATATTCGTAAGGTAACTGTACCAGCTGAACAGGCAAAAATGCCATCCGTTCCATTTAAATGGAATGACACTCATGTTGATGTTATGCTTGAAGATTTGAATTCAGATGAGACAGTTAAGGAGAAAAATATTACAGGTTTCTTTAGAGGAATTGGCGTTGAAGGATTAAGCTCTGGAAATGTCGCTCGCATTATTCAAGCTGGTTATGATACTGTTCCTGAAATTATTAAAATGGATGTAAACGATTTATTAAAAGTTGAAGGTTTTAAGGATAAAACTGCTAACAAGATTTATAATGGAATTAAGGAGAAAATTGATGCGGCATCTTTGATAACACTTATGTCGGCTTCTAATGTGTTTGGTCGTGGTTTCAGTGGTAAAAAAACTGAATTAATTATTGAAGCATATCCTGATGTGCTCTTGTCAAAAGAATCTAATGCTCAAAAAATAGCAAAGATTTCCGCAATTAAAGGCATGGCCGAAAAGACCGCAGAATCATTCGTAGAGAGAATTCCTTATTTTATTAACTTCATTAAAGAAGCGGGACTTGTAAAAAAATTGGCACAAGAAATTACAGAGAAAAAAACAGTTGATGAGTCACATCCATTATTTGGGAAAACTATTGTTATGACTGGATTCAGAGATGCGCAAATTCAAGAGGCTATTAAAAATGTAGGAGCAAAACTTGGGTCAAGTGTTTCAAAAAATACCTTCATTGTTCTAGTAAAAAATACAGATGAGGATACAGGCAAGGCCGCAGACGCGAGAAAATTGGGCGTACCATTAATGACACCAGAAGATTTTGTAAAGAAATATTTATAAACTTATTTAGGGATAAAAAAATTAAATATTAATTCAAAACATAATAAAAACTTTTTTATATATCTAAGTATATAGAATGTTCAGAGCATTATTTTTATTTGCAACACTTTTTAGTGTTTACGCTTCGGAGATTTCTCTCCGTGGAACTATGTCTACTCTTCTAGATGATCATGATGAATGGAAACAATTTTCTAATTTTCAAGAGAGATTCAACCGAAAATATGAGACCCTAGAGGAACTAGAAAATCGTTTTCAAGTTTTCCGAACCAATCTTCGCAATATCGTCATTCATAACTTAGATCATAACCAAAATTTCACCATGGGAATTAATCAATTTACTGATTTAACTCCTGAGGAATTCAAGGCTCAATATGTTAGTGGTCTTCAAGGTAAGGTTGAATCATCTGGATGTGGTTCATTTTCAAGCTCTGCTTCTGGCGCACCTTCATCTATCGATTGGCGTAACAAGGGTGCTGTCACTTCTGTAAAGGACCAGGGACAATGTGGTTCATGCTGGACTTTCTCTGCCACAGGTGCCATTGAAGGCGCTTGGGCAATTTCTAAGGGGCAACTAATTGACTTATCTGAGGAACAACTTGTTGAGTGTGCTGGTCTTAAATATGGAAGCATGGGGTGCAATGGCGGACAAATGGATGGAGCTTTTAAGTACGTTATTGAGCATGGACAATGCGCTCTTTCATCTTATCCTTACACTTCTGGTACTGGAGAATCTGGATCATGTAAGACTTCTTGTTCATCTGTCGCTCATCTTTCAGCTTGTTCTGACGTTAAACCCAATGACCAAATTTCATTGAAGGGTGCCGTTGCGCAACAACCCGTTTCTATTGCTATTGAGGCTGACACCAAATATTTCCAATCCTACTCTAGTGGTATTTTGACTTCTACTACTTGCGGAACTAATTTGGACCATGGCGTTCTTATTGTTGGTTATGGTGAGGAAAATGGAATTAAGTACTGGCTTGTTAAGAACTCATGGTCAACTACTTGGGGTGATAAAGGATATGTAAAGATCGCTCGTTCTGACAGCACTAATGATCCTGGAATTTGCGGCATCGGAATGCAACCTAGTTTCCCTTCTGTTTAAACTTTAAATAATATCAAAAAAAATTGATTAAATAATTATAAATAAAAGTATTTTATAATTATTAAAAATGGATTACAAAGAGCCAAAAACGCGCAAGGAATTAAAAGGGAAAAAGGGTAAAGAAGTTTATAACCAAAAGGCTATTAGACTCAAAGAAGCTCTCATTGAAAAAAATAAGGAAAAAAATAAAGATAAAAAATTAAAAAAATAAATTTATCAAAATATAAATATTATAATAAATATTTAAAATTCAAATTCAAATTCAATTAAAGCCTTCATATCTGTTTTCATTTTCGCAAACATCATGCTTCTAACCTTTGATAAAATTGATTCTTGTTTAAATTCAACACTCATTATTTTCACCATTGTCTTATCGCATTTTATTGAATAATTATCGCTCGCTCTAATTTCTTGTATTCTTTCTTGTTTAAAATCACAAAATGCTTTTAAGATTTTTGTATGAACTTTATTTAAAAACTTAATTAGTTTTTCTTTCGATAGTTCAACCCACGTCTTCTTATTATTATCAATTAATTCATAAACATAAAATACATTTGATTTTTGAACAAAAGCAAACATTGGATTTTCTTCTTCATTAAAATTGTAAATTGTTCTTGAAAATATATCGTTTAGAACTTCGTTAAATGGATTTTCTAATAAATTTTTTATATCATCTTCGTTTACAGTTATTTTATCAATTAAAGAATCAAACACTATTGTTGGAGTATTATTATCATTTAACCATTCAAGAATATTTATTTTCTTTTTCTTTTTAACAACCCATTTATTTAATTCTTCTACTTTTTCTTCCAATTTATTATATTTTTGTCCCAATTCAATTAACATATGAAACAATTTTCTTTGAGATGGAAGTGGTTCTTCTTCATCTTCAATAACTAATGATGTATTTCTTCTGTTATGTAGTAGTTCACAAATAGTTACATGTTTATCCAAATTTACTCTCTTCACATAACTCTTGCCACAATGTATACAACATCGAGCTGGTTGTTTTATTTTGTTAGGAATATTAGTTAATTTATTCATATCGATAAAATATGTTTTTTATATTTTTTGTTTATTTAATATCAATTTTAATTAAAAATAATATAATACCTTTTTATATATATATAATGAGCATAATTGTTGGTAAAACATCGTTAGTATTTAATGACCCAAATAAATTAGTAGGATTGCCTCCATATTATTATAGATATAGAGTTTGTGATACTAATTTAAATGGTAATACACCTGCTGATCAATATCAGAAACTTAAATTAATTCAAAATACAGTTCGCGTTCAAGGTTCTCTCTATACAGCAAATTTAGGACCATTGTCTGCTTATAAAAAACCTGTAAGTAATTGGCAAACACATCAATATGGTGTATGTTGGAATCAAATGAGCGACAGACCTGTTCCTAGTGTTCAAAGAGCCAGTATTCCAACTGGTTACAATACGTCTATGAATAGACGTCATACATCAGTTACATCAAGTAAACCTGGAAGTCAAACTCCTGGGGGAGTTGGTTGCGATATTAAACATAATTCATATGATAGATATTTAAACCGATTAAAGGGTAAGGGACCTTTAAGACGTGGTAAAATTCCTGCCACATTTGGTGCTCCAATTCCTTTTAATCCTGCTTATCCAGTCTATGGAGGTAAAACAGTTAAAACAAATATTGTTAGTGGATGTGATTGTCCAATTGGAACACCTGCCAGCTATTTCAATCAAGATATTAATGCGTATAGTGATCCTCATTATCAAGCTGATCCAAGTAATAATTACTATGTTTTTAGTGTTGGAAGTTTAGTTTACGCTCAACCAGAAGGTAAAACTTTTGTTTCAAAAGGTACTGTTACAGCCATTTCACCAAATCCTCCTACTTCTTCTTCTATATATACAGTAATATTTGCTGATCCTACCCTTATAGAGAAAACTGGAGGATATACTTATAATGAATTAATACCATATTTTAATTGTGATTGTAGTACTCAAGTTAAACTTTATGGAACATCCATAACAAACCTAATTTCAAAACAATATAATTTAGATTGTTATCTGCCATTTGGTGCATTTTTAGGTGAATCCCTTTTGCTTTAACTTAATTTAGAAACAAAAAAATAATTATTATATTTACATTATTTATAATATGCCCGCAAAAATAAATATGCTTATTTCTAATGGTAATGTTTTGCCCCCTCAACTTCGTTCTATAACTGCTCCACCAACTTTAGGAGCTGTTACACCAAAAGCACCGACAGCTTTAAATGCTTCAATTATTGCTCGCATTCATTCTGTTAAACCTGGATGTGGTTCTTGCGGTAGAAAATAAATAAATTATAATATTAATTTTATACACTAATATTATAATGTTCTCTCCTTCAACAATTTATACAACTCCTTATCCATCAAATAGATTAAATAAAGCTACCAATTTTATAACAATGTTTGATACAACATTGCTTCCATACAATAAAATGTATGATGGAAGAAAGCTTTGTTATAATGTTAGTAAAGGTACTTTTATTTATAAACCACATACCGATGTAGGTATGGTTGGTAGATCTGCTGCTGGCTATTTAGCTCAAAGAAAGCGCATGTAAATTTATGAATATTTATAAGCAACTAATGATGTAGTTACAATTCCCACAACTTGTAATGTTAATGCCATTTGTGCTAGTTTAGTTCTATTATTATTTAATGGATTATAACATTCAATAATAACCGCGTTATAACCTGTAATAATGACTCCCCATAATCCAGTAAGTAACGTTATATCATAAGCAACTCTTTTAATTAATTCATTTGTATCTTGATTATTCATTTTATCTAAAATATTAGATTGTTTTTAAATAAGTTGTATAAATATTTAAAAACAAATAAGCAAATAACATTATAATGTCTGAAATTAGAATTAATCAAATGACAAATGTTCAAAGAGAGGCTCTTGAGCTTTTTAGAAGGAAAAATACCGACTATGGTGACGCATTTTCTAATTATGGAACTGTTGGCGTTATTGTAAGAATGGGTGACAAAATTCAACGACTTATTTCTGTAAGTAATAATGGTGTTGCTCTTATAGACTCAGAAAGTTTAAGAGACACTTTAATTGATCTTCATAACTATGCTGCTATGGGTATCATGTTGCTTGATGAAATTAAAGTAACAAATGAATAAATATTCTTATCTTGAACCTTCTTCACCAATTGATCCTT